TAGTGTAGCGCACCTGTTTGTAGAACAGAAATGCCTCAGTAGGTTTGAACCTGTTGTTGATGATTTCGTGTCTTTCGACGTAATGAGAGCGACTGAACGGTACATTAGCATCGGTAAAGTGGGGCAGTACACGTCTATCACATTTCCTCGTTCTAGTTTCGATGAGTTGGTATGTCTTTATAACAACAATTCGTCCAACCTGAATGTGGCTACAATTCTTAGTTACTTACCTGACTTGAAAAAGAATGATATCCCTGTTTTGATGTCTTACATTAAAGCAAAGCACACGCCCGGATTAGTTACCTTCCCTGCTGAGAACACCATTTCTCGTTACCAGCACGGTCCCATTGAGGAGTAAGATCCAGACGCCAAACCTAGCATGGTTGCCATTGGGCGACCAGTGAGTTTGGGTGCTTTCGCCCCTGACAAGTGTCCTAACAATGACTCGTTCTGCATCTCAGAGAGAATTGTCGCTACTATGCGAAAGTCGATGGAGCGCGTCGCCCCTATCAGCGAAATTAGCCCCTATATGAATGATTTCTTGAAAGAGTTCATAAATGGAGTGAAATTGATCCCAGTCGACGAGATTGAGGTCGCAGCAAGGCAGACCAGGCCCACGCAGCGGCGTATCATAGAATCAGCGAACGCCAAGGGTAACAAACCAGGGAAAGTCAAAATTCAAGCTTCACAAAAAGAGGAAATATATCCATCGGACAAACCGCCGCGCAACATATCGGTATCTGATGAGGTTCTCAAAGTGCAATATTCTCGTTTCTTATACGCTCTATCCGAGCACTTGAAAACATACTCTTGGTATGCTTTCGGAAAAACACCCCCAGAGGTTGCTGTAGCTGTAATGCAAGTACTTAGAGGCTCGACTTTCGTAGTTGAGACTGATTTTACCCGATTTGACGGAACAAAATCATATGTACTGCAAGAATTACACACACGACTATTGGGCTTGATTTTCGCCGACCACAAAGATGAGGTTTTATCTCTTTTTCGACAGACTATTAACGTTAAAGGGAAAACTACACACGGTATTGAGTATTTCTCCGGTTCCACTCAGCAATCGGGATGCGCCGACACCGCGGTGTTTAACTCCATCGACAACAAATTTTCAGACTACCTAGCTCGTAGGTTATCTGGACAATGTCATGACGAATCCTTTTTCTCCAAGACCTTAGTCGGAGGGGATGACGGGATAACCGCAGACATTGAGACCAAATTTGTTGATATGGCCGCAGCGAAACTAGGCTTGATTATCAAAGCACAGAAACAGATGAAGGGTGGTTGGACCACTTTCCTTGCAAGATATTATACTCCTGCTACTTGGGAAGGTGCGCTCGACTCCGCATCAGACATCAAGAGGCAAGTCCCCAAAATCTTTATCACCACAAAGAATCACACACTTTCGGAGAACGACGTTCTCATAGCGAAGGCTTTGAGCTGGTACATAGATGATATCAACACACCCATACTTGGAGATCTGGCTAAGAAAGTTATTGAACTTATTAACCAAACAAAGATCACCGAGGTGTTAGAACTTGCAGATGTATCACGGGTGCTACCATACGGATTTCAACAAAGAGCCGGAACACACTACCCGAACAAGCTGGGCGACTACGCGCTGGAGTACATATCCATGTGGCCCGAGTTTGATTACGAGAAGTTCCAAAAGCACGTTTCTTCCGCTAAAAAGATTAGTGATTTACTTTTCTTGCCTTTGTGTACCCCTGAAGATATCCCTCGCCCCACGATGACTACAACCAAAGACGAAGTCATTTCAATGCCCAAGGCAGAGAATATCCTAAAGGAGACCACAGAGATAGCAGCTCAGGCATTCGCGAAAGCGAATGGCACGGCGATCAAAAAGCCGGAGCCACAAAAGAAAGAATTTGCCGTTAAAGAAACACCACAAGAATACGATGAACGAAAAGCCAGACAGGCCACCAAAAACTTGAACAAACCGAGTACCCAGAAATCTTCCGAGAAACCAGCGTTAGATATCAAAAAGGGGAAAGCCAAGAAATAAACTCCGCATGTGAACCGTCAGGTGAAAGACGTTAAAACTCGGGCCTTATTGAGCCTAGTTGCTACTAATTTTCTCTAGTAGCGGCGAAATTTCCAATAATTTTCAAATTTATCCAAATGTCAAAACAACAATCCGTCTTAACCATGAAAACTCAAGCTCCCAAAAAGATCAAGAAAAACGTGAAGATAGTAGAAACTGTTAAAGGTAAACAAGCACTCGTTTACAATGTACCCCCTTGTGTTGAGCACTACTTGGAGACTTCTGTGAATCCTTTTGATTCCCCCCCTGGCGCATGCTTACCCTGCGACC